CGTGGTTGTATCTTCCGTTGCCGTTTCTGTCAATTTCCATTGTTGGGTAAAAAGAAGAATGACTACATTCGTCATGTTGATAACCTGTCAGATGAGTTGCGTAGGAATTACGAACAGTTTGGTGTGACCAATTATTGGTTCAATGATGATACATTCAATGACAACATTGTAAAGTTGGATTATGTGGCCGATGCTATCGCCAAAAGTGGTGTGAAGATTACCTACACAGCATTCTTACGTGCAGACTTGTTACATGCGTTTCCTGAATCCATCCAAATGTTGGGTGATACCGGTTTGGTTGCCGCAACATTCGGTTTAGAAACCTTACATCCTGAGGCCAAGAAAGCAATTGGTAAGGGCATGGACAACGAGAAACAGTTTGAAGCCATTAGACAGTTGAAACAATATCGACCAACATACACTTACACTGGTATGATTGCTGGCTTGCCAGGTGAACCAGTTAGTAGTATGATGGCCAGTCAGAAGTGGTTGATTGACCAAAACTTTGAGGTGTTTGATAATTGGGACTGGTGGACATTACACATCAGAAAACAATCAATGACACGTTTGAGTGAATTTGAGACTGAGTATCAAAAATGGGGTTATACTGATATGACGCCAGAAGAATTGAGTAAAGTGATTAATGAGGTTGAAGACCGTAAATTTGCACAGAATGATTTCCTTTCTTATTGGAAAAACAAACATGTCAATTGGTTTACTGCCAAAAAGATTGTTGAATTGTTTAACACTGAAACTGAACGAGCTCGTATTGCCGCAGGTAAATCAATCTACGGCAACTCAAACAAAGGTGTGAGTATCAACCACGATGTATTTGAATTAGTTGGTTTTGGTGTTGATATCAAAGACATTATTGATGGCACTTTTGATAAGAGTGTATTGAATCAGAAAATTAATGACTCCTACCTAACAATACATGATTATAAAAAACTGAAACTAGGATTATAATGTTTAATTACTGCCCACCCATGGCGATTCCCAAAATTGAATCGCAAACCTTCCCTGACGGGAAGAGATACTATGTCACACCTGATGGCAAAAAACTACCTTCTGTGACTACTGTATTGGGTGCTCAAAAGAAGGCAGCAATTATGGCATGGCGCAAGCGTGTTGGTGAAGAGGTTGCTAATAAAATCTCTCGTCAAGCCACATCACGTGGCACCAACATGCATACGTTGTGTGAATACTACTTAAACAATGAACCGAAACCACCAGGTACCGTTATGCCTGATGCCAAGGAAATGTTCATTGCAGTTAAACCTTATCTAAACAAAATCAATAACATTCACTACCAAGAAGTTGGCCTATGGTCCGCACAACTTGGTTTGGCTGGTCGTGTTGACTGTATCGGTGAATATGAAGGTGTCTTATCTGTTATTGACTTTAAGACATCCAAGAGAATCAAAGGTCGTGATGATATCTTGGACTATTTCTGGCAATGTACTGCATACGCATTGATGTATGAAGAACTCACAGGTCAGGCAATCCATGAACTCGTCATTATCATGGCCGTAGAGAATGAACAACCTTTGATTTTCAAAGAAAAGACTGCCGACCACATCGAAGGTTTGGTTAAAGCAATTGATTTTTACCACAAAAACAGTTGACAAGATAAATAATCTATTGTATAATTAGATTTTATGGTTGTACGAAGCAACTAGAAACATGTTCTGGACGGGGGTTCGAATCCCCCCATCTCCACCATAAGCACTTTACATCGCAATACAGTAATGTTGTTTTTGCAATACCTTTTACAATATCAGTATTCGTAAAGTGCTTTTGATGGGGATGCACTTGGTTTCGACAGGGTAGATAGTACAGAAGTGGACAACTCGACACAGATAGTCGTTAAAAGTAAATTAAACTAAATGCAAATGACGAAAGTTACGCATTGGCAGCCTAAACGCTGACTAGGGTTCGATGGGTCTCCTCGTAACAGAATACCCATCACTAATTATGGAGAATCTATGACACAAACAATTTGGTACAAAAACGAATTACCAATTGCAGATGAACTATTGGCACTGGCACCAAAGTTACTGGAAGAATTCTTGGCATATCACACAGACTTTGATACAACATTCAGTAAGTGCAAGACTTACGCAGAAACAAATTCTAATGCCTACGTAAAAGATAGTGAGAAAAATGCATGGCGAACCGATGGTCTGAAATATGCATTACCTGATAAACGTGTGGAGATGAATTTCTACAAAGACCCAGCAGTACGGGCTAGATTCCCGACAGCCACAGCACTGACAGAAAAATATGCATCCGAATGTGGTTGTAGTGGTTATAGCATCTTGGATGCTGGTGGTGTGATAGAACGACACACCGATATTGAAAACAGGTCACGCAGGACCGTCAGGATTCACATCCCACTCATTATACCAGAAGGAGATACATTCTTTGAAGTGGATGGCGTGGAGGTCGATTGGACGAATATCTTTGCGTTCGATAATGAATCTTTACACAGTGCTCACAACTACACCGACAAACGCAGGTTAATCTATATTATTGACCTCAGCAGGTCATTATTGGGTCTTCCCGAAGCTAAACCTTTTACACCAACACCTGTTCTGCCGTTTGTTAGAAAAAAATAAGCATAAATAAACTACCAACATACACACAACCGTTGGTATTTTACACACATCACAGGAGAAAACTATGTCAAACATGACACCTTTTGAAATTCGTCTTGAACTATTAAAAATGGCTAAAGATATGTTATATGATGATTACAACGCACAAAGAGACAAAATCTCACAAGATTGGAACGTCAAGTGCGATACGGCAAAGACCAAGGGTGAAACACCACCTGAATATCCGGCCTTGCCAACAATACCCTCAGAACAAGATATTATCACAAAGGCTCAAACCCTCAATGGTTTCGTGTCTAATATCGTAGAACCGCATCCGGTTAAAGTAACTAAGAAGTCCTGAGGTACAGGAGGCTTCGGCCTCCTTAACACACACAAGGAGAAGTAATGAAGAAATTCATTCTAATTACACTATTCGCAATGTTACCTGTAATTTCACACGAACAAGAACTTACAGAAGTGCAACAAGTTTCACTCAACATGGCCCAACAAATGGAATGCATGGCCAAAAACATATACTATGAGGCAGCTTCAGAATCATTTGAAGGTAAACTTGCAGTTGCCCAAGTCACAATGAACCGTACACAGAGTCCATTGTATCCAAAAACAGTCTGTGAGGTAGTTTACCAAAAGACAGGCAGCACATACCAATTCAGTTGGGTTGGTGAGAAGGTCAAAGGCATCACAAACAAGTATGCATGGGAAGAATGTATGATTGTTGCCAAAAAGGCCTTGACAGAACACAAATTACATGATACAATTCACAGGACGAAATCAATGTATTATCACAACACATCGGTAAATCCGGCGTGGAAATTGAAATACGTTGCAAAAATTGGTAACCATCTTTTTTATACCCGAACATAATGCCCACAAAAACAGAAATTAATGAATTCAGTGAAATGATTGCAACTATGACAGTTGACACAGGTGGTACACACATGGATACTATCATACACCATTGCGAACAATCTGGTATGGAAATTGATGTGGCTTCATCTCTTATCTCCACTGCACTGAAAGCAAAGATACGTGAAGAAGCACAAGAGTTAAACCTATTGAAGAAAAGTTCTCGTTTGCCTGTATGACTTTCAACTTTGAGGAAGGCAGTGGATTCTCTGCCTTCGCTTTATATAATGCATTGAAACTACACTTCACTTCCGACAGTTACGACTTTTTTAAGTACAACGGCAAAACAAACGTCAGTAAGAGTAACTTCTCCACACGGAAGGACAAGTACACGTTCTACAAACTGTCCAGAAAATACAATCTGGCTGATTTGCAGGACTTCTACGTAGCCAATTTTCTTATCAAGAATGTGAATTGGGTTGGAGATATCTCCAGTGTGGAAGGTGAGGAGAACTTTAAGCAATGGCAGAAAAGAAACCAAAGCTTGACTTATAGGTTCGAACAAGATATAATAGGTCTACTCACATCAGTAACAACACCTAACGATTTGTTAGTAGTTGAAGATGGACAATATCCAGTCTTGTTGCGAGAAGTGATGCAAGGTACCATCGCCGTGGAAACCTTGGTCATTATGAATGATATTATGAATTTCTTACCAATGTGGGACAAGAAGATTGCTGATACGGTAGTCTGGCCTGCAACGAAAAGAAAAATTGAGAAGTATTCTCCCTTTGTCCGTTACGATAAAGAGAAGTACAAAAACATACTTAAAGAAAGTTTGAAAGAACATGGTTAAAACCAAAATCAATTGTGTATATTTGGACATGGATGGAGTTATTGCTAACTTCAGCAAACGATACAAAGAACTGTATCACATGGCACCAGAAGAAGCCAGAACTCATAGAGAGTTCCATGGGTTCTTCGACCAGTTTATTGCAGGTGGCGAGTTTGCAACATTGGAGTTGATGCCTGATGCCATGAAATTAGTTGAGTACTTGCGTAACGCAGAACCAACTACCGTGATTCTTTCTTCAACCGCCAACGAAAAGAATTTTGATGCAATTTCAAAACAGAAGGTCGAATGGTTGAAAACACACGATATTGACTTTCAACGTAAGTTTGTTCCTGGCAAACAACACAAGTATAAGTCAGCTCGTCCAGATACATTAATTATTGACGACACCGAAAGTGTTATCACTGATTGGCGTAAGGCAGGCGGAGTGGCAATTTGGCACAAAGATGTTGAATCCACGCTGGTAGAATTGAAATTTCTGCTTGAAAACGCCTAAATAAAAGTATATAATGTATACTGTGGATAATCCGTTTTATATTCCGTTAATATTCCGTACATACGAAAGGTAAATTATGTCTATTGATTTTTCAAAGATGAAAAGTAACTCAGGCAATCTGAGCAAACTCACTAAGGCCGTAGAAGCACTCAACGCTTCATCAGAAGGCAAATCCGACAAAGAAAACTATTGGCGTCCAGAAGTGGACAAAGCTGGTAACGGCATGGCGACTATTCGCTTCTTGCCTGCTGCAGCAGTTGATGGTGAAGATGGTCTGCCTTGGGCTAAGATTTTCGAACACGGCTTTCAGGGTCCAGGTGGCTGGCTGATTGACAAGTGTTTGACTACAAAGAACCAACAATGTCCTGTTTGTGAACACAACAACAAATTGTGGAACTCAGGCATCGAAGCCAACAAAGAAATTGTACGCAAACAAAAGCGTAAACTCTCTTACATCGCAAACGTGTATATCGTTTCTGATCCTAAGCATCCAGAGAATGAAGGACAAGTTAAATTGTTCAAGTTCGGTGCTAAGATTTTCGAGAAGATTACAGAAGCAATGAACCCACAATTTGAAGATGAAACCGCAATCAACCCGTTTGATTTGTGGAAAGGTGCAAACTTCAAGTTGAAGATTACCAAAGTCGCTGGTTACCAAAACTACGACAAGTCTGAATTCATGTCACCATCTCCATTGAGTGATGACGATGAACAATTGGAAAAGATTTGGAAATCTGAACACTCATTGACTGTGTTGACAGATGAAAAAGAATTTAAGACTTATGACGCACTGAAAGGTCGTCTGGAAAAAGTTCTTGGTCTTTCTGGTGATACACCTGTTGCACGTACAACCGTGGAACAAGCAAAGGCTACACCTAAGTCTGCACCAGTTGCTGATGATGCACCATGGAAAGATACAGTCGCTGACGATGATGACATGTCATATTTCAGCAAGTTGGCTGAAGAAGAATAAACTGCTCCCACGCCGTTTAACCCCGCCTAGTGCGGGGTTTTTTATTGGTTAAACGATTCTTGTGGAATTAACAATCATGTCCATAAATGTATCACAATCGTTTCTGACAGCAATCTGACTTGGACGTAGACCTTCACGTTCACCATTAGATTGGTCAACCTTGGTCACATTATTCGTTATAGATTGTGCAACTTGATCCTGTTTAACTGGTAACTGCAATTCAGCATTATCTGAACTCAACGCACTCACCTTTGCTGACGGTGGTACAGGTGTAGGTTCAGCTTTTGTTGCAGCAGGTTCTTTCATTTCAACCGGTTTTAACGGTTCAGACAATTGTTGTTTCAATACACCAGGAGCATTACGTTGTTGTTGGTCTAATGCAGCCTTTTGTTCAGGTGTTTGTTCCGCTTGAACTTTGTCAAGTCTTTTGCCGGATGGATCATATACATTGCTCCACTTTTCATCCCATGCCTTCTGTTTGCTAGCCAGTGCCGTGCCACCTGTTGTAGGTCTAGCAGGACCTTGCTCGGCATATTGTGATAGGTCACGTTCTTGTGATAAGTCACTTGTGTCAATTGCACCTCTGTTTACCACCTGTTGCAAGAACTCGGTACCACCTGCATTATTGATTTCAATGATATCGCCACGGTCCAATATCTCTTGTGCTTTCATGTGGCCAGTCTTTGCCACATCCATTAAAGCACCACGACCACCAAACTTTTCAATCTCACGTGCATTACCTTTGCCACGCAACAATTCAGCAGCTTTCTCTGGTGACAATTGATTTTGGTTGGCCACGTTTTCACGTACCCAACCTTTTAACCACTGTGAAAATGCCACAGCAGATGTAAGACCAAGAAGTGCAAGTCCAATTGGTCCACTAAACCAACGTAAGACTCCTAACAATTTAGCCCAAGGTATATCCGGAATGTACTTTGTAATGTCGAAATCTTTTAAGAAATCTTCCACCATCTTTTTCATACGTTCGAAGATATTATCTTTCTTCTCAATCGGTTGCATGGTAACTACACCACCACCCATACTTTCAGTGAGGCGTTTCAGTGTGTCCATCAGTTCTTTATGGCGGCGTTCCTTCTCAGCTTGTATTGATTCTTCCTTGTTCTTAGACAGTTCAGAATTTCTCACATTATCTTCATGTGTTTGTTTTAAGAAACCGTATATCTTACCTAGTTGAGTGTTCATGCCATCCATGTTACCACCAGGCATTGTTGGTGTACCCTTCAACTTGGCAGCCTTTTGTTCCGCAACACGAACGTGTTTTAATCGACCAGTGAAATAGTCGATATCTTTTTGGTCACGACCCATCATTTTACCGTACAACGCAGGACCAATCTTGGAACCAAACGTCATAAACTTGGCGATATTCAATGGATCAAATTTCTCTTTGATACCTTTGATTTTGGCTTTCGTTTTTAGTGAAATGGTTTTACCAACGGCACCCACAACACCTTTGTCAACCAACTGGTCAACAAATAAGTCTGTCCATTTGGAGTTTCTAACCCTTCTGGCTTGTTGATAATTTAAATTAGTTGGCATTTGTTACTTTCTTAATGGTGCTGGCGTATCATTCACAACAGGTGCATCATTTTGTTTCGATGTGGATGTAACGTTAGTAACATTCACAGTAGTTTGTTGTGTAGCATTTTGTTTCACCAAGTCACGTTTAGTATCATTGTTTTGTCTTGATTGTGTATCAATGGATTGACCCGTTGTTTTCTGTGCAACAGGTGGTGTGTTGTCGGCCGATGAATGTGGTATCATACCAGTGGTAGACAACCTCTTTGCAAGAACACCCTCAAACTCCTTGGCCTTGATTTTATGTAGTTCAGGATTGTGTCCTACACTCTTTCCTGCATCGGTCAATGTCTGTGCAACAGATTTGTCGGTATTCTTCTTGGATTCTTCATAAACCAGTTTGGCACCACCAGCACCAATGTAATGGGCCATGTATTCATAACCTGGAGTAAGTGGCACACCCATTTGTTTCAATGTTGCCACATCCTGTGCATGTAGTTTTTCATACAATTTGTCCTGCAATTCTTTTGTGAACTTTGCAGTCATTGGTATGTTGAGTTGTTGCACCAAACCTGGACGCAATTTACCATCTTTACCTTTTTGGCCAAATAATGTTGATGGCATAAACTGATAGGCACCCACAGCACCTGTACCTGGAACCTCAGCATTCTTTTTAGCTTGGAACTGTTTAATTTCTTCCAGTGTAAACTCAGTCAACTTTTTACCCAAGAACTTTTCAGGTGTAGTCTGTCCGGCACTGTTCACTAGAGTATTGGTTTTCTTGTCAACTCTATCACCGTATGTTATATCATAGTTGCCACCAGATTCTCTAGCAGCAATAGCACCAGCAACACCAGTGGCACCAGCAACACCTACAGCAACCTTTACCGCAGTGCTCACAGTAGCAACACTTGGTGGTTTGGCCGGTGATGCGGTGGGTGTTGTTGGTGCGGTTGTTGGTTCTGCTGGTTTAGCAGTCTCTTTGTATTTCTTCTTTTTACTCTTACGAGGTTTCTTCTGTGGTTTAGAAGTTGGTCTACGAACAGATAATGCCTTAACGATTTCTTTATGTCGTCTTTCTTCTTCTGTTTCCTCAGACTCTTTATTATTTGTCTGTTTATCTAGTTGTTGTTTGCGGTCTTCCTCAATCTGAACCAATAATGTGTAGATTGAACCAAGATATTCTTCGTTCGTTTTTTTATCTTCTACAACTTGTTCAGGTACTGGTTTATCCAATAACTTGGATGCAAGGCCTTTTATTTTTGAACCAGCAATACCCAACAAACTTTTGGCTTGTTGAGTAGCTTTACGGACACTTGGTCTTCTACGTGGTTGAGGTGTATCTTCGACAGTTTGTGTTGGTTCTGTTGTCTGTTCTTGTTGTGGTTTTTGGCCAGACATGGCATTACCAGCAGACTTCAATAACTTAGTGATTGCTGGTATTGTTTTAGATTCTTTATAACCGGGTTGTTGTGCTTGAGCATATTTCATCTCAAGCAACTTCTGGTCGGACTGTTGTTTGGCCTTCTCTTTAACCAACCTTAATTGTTCTTTGGTGAGTGCTTTGTCACCATCAGCCAAAATGAGGCCGATTTCACCCGCATCCAAAAGTTCTTTGAATGTGGTGTTATCCATTTTACGGTTATTAGTAGCCATTTATTTTCTTTGTCGTTCTTTTAACTTTTGGTTTTCTTCTTCCAAATATTGAATCAACATAGCAATGTAGATATCTCGTTCCCAAGGTATCATATTTTCAAGTTCAGTAAGACTATACTTATGGTGTTGCATCAAGGAAAAGTTAGTCTTGTAATAATTTCTCAGGTCATCATAACAAAGGATTAGGCGAAAAAACTTTCGAGTCCCTCCACGTGTAGTTTGTGTTCAAAACCACACTTGGAACATTTAACATCAACAGTCTTTCTCAACTTAGGAATACTATTGAAGAATGCTTCCAATTTATCAAATTGTTCCTGACTCAAGTTCTCAACAAAATCAACCATATCTTCTGGTTTTTCATCTTTTGAGTAATGGAACTGTTCACCGTCATAGATATACTCGATGGATTGGGCCAACATGTTGAATGTTACATCAACGATATCATCCAAGTCCACAGAATTCTTAATCAGTTTGAATGGAGGAAATCTCATCTTCACTGAAACTTTATCTGTCAATTGAATTTCTGGATTTACCGGTTCTTCTTCATACTCCGGTTTGATATCCAACAGATTGATTTTAACTTCCATAATGTTGTTGCAAGTCTTATCTTCGACTTCATTGTTGCAACGATATTTCGTTTCGGAGACTTCACCAACGGATTTTGCTCTCAAGTTGATGAAGTAATATTCAACATCAATAATTGAGAGTTCGTCAATGTCAACATCTTTGGTCATCGTACAGATATCCAAAATGTCTCTTACGTTTTGTTGTATTGTCTTTGCATCTCCTGATTCCATTGCCATCAAGAGATTCTTTTGTTCTTTCACTAAGAAAGGACGATACTTGATTGTCTTTTTGGAAAGAGGTAGTTCAAGTTCATAGGTCGGCACTTCAAGTTTTGGTAAAGCCATAATAACTCCTTATATAATTTACACTCTATTCGCTAAATAGTTACCACCTTTGTCAGCACCGCCACCAAGGCCACCAACAGCAGTATCCATAGCTGCATCCATAATTTCCGCATCAAGTGCTTGACGGGAATTGTTTCTCCAATATGTGTATGCGAATGTCACAGTCAATTTGTGATATCCTTCAGCATTCCAATCTAAATCCAATTGGTTCATGGAAATTGGATATGCATCATACAGATTTACGGAATATGTCAGACGATTATCAACACCATACTGATTGATGGTAAGTGTTGTCGCATAATTTTCTTTGTATCTGAAATCATTGTTATATGATGGGTTGATAAAATTCATCCAACCATCAAAAAACATTTTTGCTCTCATATCGTCATCGACAATGAAAGTCAGGTCAATATCGTTGTATGTTGTCAACGATGGATATTTTTCAGTAGGACCATATGTATTTTGTTCTACTGTTGAGAATGTTCTTCCTGGCAACTGTGTAGTTTCACAACGATACCTAACTTCTCTGGCTGTTCGAACATACTGGTTTAATGTTAGTGGCACCGGAATAGAAACATCGAATCTATTAGGTCTAGCAACATCACCAGAAAAACTGGACTTAAAATTTGCAATTGAGGACATTTATGAATTCCTTATTTCTTCTACTGATTCTTGCCAAACAGTTTTTGCTTTTTCTTTTTTGAATTGATGTACCGGCAAGTGTAATGCAACATCCCATTCCTCAGGTTCAACGGCCAGAATCCTGGACTTAACGTGACTATAAAGGTATTGTTTGATGCAAGGCCTGAATTCTTTTAATTTAGAACTCGCATCTAACATTGGGTATGTAATGCGAATACGTTTAATCTCATCTTCATCGTTGTAAATCGCAAAGTTCATCAGTTTCTTCATAAAAAGAATTCTGTATCGTAACGGCAAATAATGTAGGTTCAAACCAATAAAACCGTCAGTTGTTCTCTTTAGTGGTAACACCAAAGGGAATCTGTCGTAATAAGGCATGTCATTTTTACCCTTTGGGTCGTACACAAAGTAATATAGACCACCCATCAAAAACTTTTGACGGTCTGTTGGTCTAGTGAAACGTTGTTTCTCTTTGGTGATGGGAAGAGCCAATTGACCTGGATTTCTCAATCCAGCAATCTTGGCCATTAACCATTTAATAGATTCTCTGCTCATGGTTTCGTGACCAGCAGAAATCTTTTGTTCGGTTAGTGTAGTGAGTATGGAGGGTTTTGTCGTCATCGGATATTTAGTTATAGTCCGAGATGGTCTTCCGTGATGATTTGGAATTCCCATTTTCGGTCTTCACAGTATTCGGTGGCCGCTTTCCATTTGGCTTGATTCACACCCCAAGTGGCAACCTCTTGAATGTACTGTTTAGTCACACGTTTCTTCTTTTCAGGTTCTTTGGTCTGTTTTTTTGGTTTGACCTCAATCAGAATGGTCTTTAATTTACCATCCTTGGTGCGTACTTTTACCAAAAAGTCTGGGAAATAACGATGCCATCGACCATCCACAGGTGAAATGTACGGTATTATCAATTCTTCTGAGGCCCAAGACACAATGCTTGGGTTTTTGTCGAGCCAATTCATCACTCGACATTCCCATGACGAGCGATATATGATGTTTTTGTAGTCACCAACGTATTTTTGAGGATTTGTTGGTCTGAATGTTCCAGAATATGCCATAAATAGTATATATCTCACATCCAACACATAAAAAAATGGCATTCTTCTCAATACCAACATCAGTCGGCGGAATTCAACTACCGGACAACTTTATAGGTGGACCACTAACGTCACTATACACCAAAGGTGGTCTCGACTACACACAATATCCAAGAGACTTGGGTTCTGACACCAGACAACACTCCGTTCTCTTTACGGTGGAAGAAATCAAAGAATTGGGAACAGAAGGTCTAAAAGAGGGTTTTGCATCTGGCGTAGACAGCATCAGTAACTCTATTGGCGGTATTTCCAGTTCTAGTATCGGAGCGGCCGCTTCTGACCTGTGGTCATCATTAGTCAGTAATGTTGAGAAAGCTTCAACAAATAGTGTGAGAGATAACGTTGTTGGTGCAGGCAACTCAATTATTGATGCTGCAGGAGATTTGTCTAAGGGTATATCTAATTTTGCCAAAACAGTAACAAATACAAGTGGTACACCGGTTGCATATGTCGAGCTGTATATACCAGAAACATTGAATTTCTCAACTAACATGAGTTATGATGACAGTACCACGTTAGCTTCCGCAGCTGGTGCGTTGCCACTAATTGGTTCGGTTGTCAGTAAAGTAACTGGTGGTATGCAAAGTGATATTGCAAAACTTGCTTTGAATAAAGCGGGATATGTATTCAACCCACAGAAACAAATGTTATTCCAAGGTTTGGAATTTAGACAGTTCAATATGACATTCACATTCACTCCATATTCACAAGATGAGGCAGTGGCCGTGAGAGAAATTATCAAAACATTCAGAAAATGGTCTGCACCTAAATTATCAGACTCTTTTGGTGGTATGTTTTGGACACCACCAGCACTTTTCAATATAGATTTTAGATTCAAGGGTGCAACCAATCCGAATCTACCTCGTTTGAATAGATGTGTTATCGAATCAGTGGACGTAAACTATGCACCAAACGGATGGTCAGCGCACGCCGATGGTGCACCAGTACAAACACAAATGACACTACAATTCCAAGAAATAGTACTGATTGACCGTGGTATGGTCGACCAAGGATATTAAAAATGCAATATTTCAACACACTACCTAAAGTTCGTTATGCGGACAAAAATGGAGTTGCAACAATTTACACAAATTTGATGGCTCGTGCCAGTGTTATACCTGAATTGTTAAGTAGTTCTCTGACGTTCTACGAATATGACGTTCAGGATGGAGATACACCTGAAATTGTTGCGTATAAGTACTATGGTGACATTAATCGTTTTTGGATTGTGATGTATTGCAATCAAATGAATGATCCGTTGTGGGATTGGCCACTATCTGGTAACCAATTCGACAAATACATTGAATCGAAATATGGTGCAGATAAGGATGATATACACCATTACGAAAAGACCATAAGTGCCACAAATAGAACATCAGGTACAGACTTTGATATTAAGACCACCACAGAAACGCATGAGATTGATGTGACGGAATATAACACACTATTCGGTCACACAACCGAACAAAGTTACACGTTTTCAACAGGCACGGTTACAATCATTACTACCGTTAGAAGTGTGACAAACTATGAGTATGAATTGTCACTGAATGAACAAAAACGATCCATTAAAATTTTAAATAAGAATTTGGCAAACCAATTAGAAACCGAATTTATGAAATTGATGAAAAATGGCTGAAAGTAAATTTTATTACCCACAAGACTTCAACTTGGAGTCGGTCGATATCATTACTGATACCGGCAAAGTATACAAACTAAAAGAACTTGTTATGGAGTTATCTTTTTTCGAAGATATCTATTCATTTGCTTGTTCTGGCCAAGTTGTATTGCGTGATGCTGTAGGTATCATTGAGGGATTGCAACTAGATGGTTCCGAATACATTAAAATTGGATTCAGTAAGTCGAAAAGTGAAGATGTTTCCGATAAAAATGTACGCACATATAGATTATACAAAGTTGGTATAAGAAAACCAGCAGGAAACAAATCAACTGAATTCTACACAATGTATTTCTGTGCAGAAGAATTGTTGTTGTCTGAACAATTAAAAAT